CCAGCATCTTACGCAATTAGCTTCCAGGATACTACACTAGCAACTAACTACGTGTTGACGGTTGATGCAGTCAGCTATGCAACAACCTTCAATGATGTACAGCTAATCACGTCTGAAGTTCTGGTTGTTGATCCTGCATCTTACGCAATTACTTTTAATGACGTTACGCTTGCTGTATCTTATCGCCTGATTGTTGATCCGGCCACATACGCGCTTACGTTCAACGATGTTAACCTGCCTCAACAGTATACGTTGACGGTTGACCCCACGCCGTATGCGATTAGCACTCAGAATACGACGCTTACAGTTATTATTCCGTTTGATACAGCCACATTTGCGACCAGCTTCCAGGATACTACGCTAACAACAAACTACGTACTTGTTGTTGACTCTGCAAACTATACCGTAACCTTCAATGATGTACAGCTTGTCACATCTGAAGTGTTGCCAGTTGATCCTGCTTCTTATGCGATCACATTCCAAGACACCACATTTGTTACTGCATACAGGCTCGTAGTTGATCCAGCATCCTATGCCGTCTCTATGCAAGATGTGCAGCTGTCGTCGACAGGAGCGTTGACTGTTGAGCAGTATACCTATTCAGTTACGTTCCAAGACACTGCTCTCAATACGACATATCTTCTTACTGTTGATCCGGCATCCTATACCACAAGTTTCCAGGATACGGCACTAACAGCTGCGTACTCCACGCCTCTCGACACCTACAACTATGCTGTCTCTCCCGCTGAAGTCGCGTTGCCCGTCACATATGTGCAAGTAATCGACCCAGCTTCTTATACGTTGACCTTTAATGATGTTGGACTGGTAAGCAGTTACGTTCAGGTTGTCGATCCTGCCAATTACACGATTACGTTCAACAACGTCAATCTGACCACTGATAACAATCTGGCTGTTGATCCTACAGCGTATACAATTACGTTCCAGGATACAGCCCTTGCTGCTGCTTACAGGCTTATTGTCGATCCAGCAACGTATACACTAACCTTTAATGACGTAGCCCTCGCAGTCAGCGCAACATTGACTGTCGATCCTACTTCGTATACAACCACATTCCAAGATGTCAATCTGGCCACTTCTTATCGGCTGCAGGTTGATACCGCGACATTTACTGTAGATACCCTCGATACAGCTCTGACTGCTGCCTATATTCAGGTAGTTGATCCCACTACTTACACGGCCAGCTTCTTCGATGTAGCGTTCACAACCGATAATACTCTCGGTGTTAACCAGTATAGTTATGCAGCTACCTTCCAGGACGTTGCAACGACAGCAAGTTACAGGTTGCAAGTTGACACTGCTACATTCACTGTTAATACGGAAGATACTGGACTATTCCGGATCTATACGCAGATTGTGGATACTGCTACTTACACGATCGATACCGTAGACACTGCTCTAACTGCTAGCTATAAGCAGGCCGTTGATACTGCTGCATTTGCAGCCTCTATGCAGGATACTGCACTGTCCACAACTCTACAATTGGGTGTGGACACTGCAATATTCGTTCTCACGCTACAAGACACTACTTTCGCTCTTACCAGACGTTTGGCTGTAGATTCTGGCAGTTACCTAGTAACATTCAATGATGTTGTTCAGCAATTCACAGGACTTTTGCCTGTTGATTTGCAGACCTACTCCCTTACCTACGCAAACGTCGAGACTATTAGGGCTGTTCTGCTTCAAGTAGATCCTTACACAGTCAGCGTTGATTTTAATGACGTTAGCTTTACCCAACTGCTCAGGGTTCTGCAAATTGATCAGTATGCTTATGCAAATACCTTTGAAGATGTGTTCCTCAGCTTCCAGCCGTTGACAGTTTTGCCTAACAAGCGCTTCAACCGTCCTATCCGTGGGGAAAGCTTCGGTAGAGGAATCTCTGAAAGCTTTAACAATCCCGTCGATGGCGTAGATAAGGAGTGAGCCATGATCATCCGGCTGCCTAATGCAAAGCATCCCCTCGATACTGAGCGCCTTACTTGGGATTGGAATGATAAGCTGGAAGTTGGAGAGTCTATCTCAACCTATAGTATTACACTCCCTGCCGCTCTTTCTGTTAGCGGCCAAGCTACTGCTAACGGTGTAGTGCAGGGATTCGTTTCTGGTGGGGATGCGGAAATGGAGTATATTGTTACTTGCGAGATTACTACCAGTACAGGACGTATTATCAATCGTTCTGTGATCCTAGTTGTTGACAATGTCTAATAAATACCCTCTTGATTTTGACCAAAAAGTGTGCTATTATTATATAAGGAGGACCTCTAATGACGGTAGTCACTGAGGCTGAGGTGAAAGCTCTTATCGGTCAAGCGGCCGATACGATCGATATGACCCCTCATATCGATGCAGCCAGGATTATCGTTGATGAGGACCTAGCTTCGGCTGGGCACTCCGACAATCGCTTGCGGCAGATTCTCCGCTTCCTGGCCGCACACTTCGCAACACTCGCTATCGAACGTGGAGGTCTGACGCGGTACGAAGTCGGAGAATCTGTTGAAAGCTACAAACCCGGATCAGATCTAGATAGAGGTCTGTCTTCAACTCGTTGGGGTCAGCAGGCTATCGCGCTTGATACTGCCGGGATTCTATCTAAGATCGGTAGCATTAAGCAAAGGGCGGAGTTCCGGGTAGTATGATTAACCGCTCAGCATATAAGCAACTTGTCACCTACTGGGGAGGTCCGGTACCGGACGGATATGGTGGGTATACTTTCGACCTGCCTTCCGAATTCTATGCACGCTGGGAAGACCGTGCAGAAGAGTACATGACACAAGCTGGTGAAACCCTCGTCAGCAAATCTGTTGTATACGTACCGCAGGAAGTAGAGATCGGAGGATATCTCTATCTAGGCAGATCAGCTGAAGTCAGTCCCACATCTGTTACAGGCGCTATGCGAATTCAGCAAGTACGGAAAGTTCCTGACTTGCGGGCAGCCTACTATGAGATAAGGGCATTCCTTTAATGGCTAGGCGTCCTCCTCCCCCTTTCAAAGCATCGATCGGAAAGCGGCGTCTTTCAGATTCTGATCGTGTATCCGAAGCCGATTTTACCCGCCAGGTACGAGATGCTATGAAACTTGTCGTAGCAGAAGTTCAGGCTTGGGCAAATCATATGAACGGCGCTTCTGCAGAAGTTCTTGCTTATGCACTTGAACCTGCTTTTGAACTGAGTCAAGTATATGTACCTGTTCGAAAGGGTGATCTCAAGAGGAGTGGATACCTTGAAACCCGAACTTTCCGAGGACGCGCAGTCGCAGACATCGGATATTCTCGAGGAGGTATTCCTCACTATGGTGTCTATGTGCATGAAAATCTGGACGTGTATCATGCACCACCTACTCAGGCAAAATTCTTGGAGCGTGCAATTCTAGAATCGGAAAATGATATCGTTGCACGCATTCGGGAGGGACTGAAACAAGCATCTGGTACGGCAGGTAAAGGATGACTGCACCTTCGGAAGGCATCAAAGATCTGCTGGTTAATGCGGGCGTTGCTGTGTTCGCATCGCCTACTGGCTGGAGTCTTAGTGTCTCCAAGCAAACGGAAACACCTCACGAGCTAGTTACTGTGTATGACTCGGGTGGGAGTGCGCCTAATCCGCGTTGGCTCGTAGATTTTCCGTCTGTACAAGTGCGTGTAAGAGGTGCCCCAAATGCGTATCAGTCTGCCCGCTCGAAGTGCGATGAGGTAAAGAATGCATTGTTGGGCCTAGATAGCCAGGATATCAACGGCGATCGTTGGATATCCATTGCTATGGGTTCTGACATTACATTCATTGGGTACGACGACCGAGATCGTCCTAACTTTACCCTGAACTTCAACCTCATCATCGAACCTGCAACCGGAACCCATAGAGATCCTGTTTAAAGGAGAACCCCAATGGCAAAGCGCGTCCGAGTTTCTAATGATGCCGGAGTGACTTACTATACCCTTCCGGGTAATACTGCGGAACTTCGTAACGAAGCTGGTGAAATCGTCGATACGATCTTCGGCCAGGCGTTCGAATCGAATGAAGCTGGTATTATCGGTTGGTCTATCACGTCCAACGCTCTCTATAAAGGCTTCGCGGGGTACGTAGCTACCCTCAAGCAGCAGGGAGCTACTACGCCCACCACCGGTGAAGCCTTTTCGCTGGTTAGCGGTAAGA